TGTTGGAGCAGATGTTCTTTCATTTATGGGTTCAGTTTTAACTGTAAACCCAGATATGGCAGTTCGTAGTATGAAAGATAGATTAAAAGATACGGCAGCTAAAGTAAGAGGAAGTGGAGATGTATCTAAAATTCAAAAATTAAAATCCGAATTAGCTAGATTACAATCAATTGGCGGTAAAGGAAAAATTGTACCAAATGAAGGTATTGTATTCGTTTATAAAGGAAACACATATAAACTTACAGGTACATTCGCACCATTAAATCAGATATTAGGTATATTTTACGAATAAAAATTTATATATATAGATATATAATAAGTTATAAACAAAAATAATTATGGCAAAGAGAAAATCCTTTGATGAAAAAAACAAAAATATTCACAAATCACGTAAGTTAATTATTGATACGGTATTTGGAAGACAAGATAACACTCAAAGAGTTTTTGGTTACGAAAAAGAAACTGAAACAAAAAAAGAAGTTGGAGAAAAGTGGGTAGATGGGGATGGTAAAGAGTGGGAGCAAAAAGAAGGTTTTAAAATAAGTTCTACACAAATGGATGATGTTAGAGCTTATTTACAAAAATTAAGTACATGCTCATCTGAAAAATGTGAAACAGCAAAATATAGTGGAGCTGATAAAAAAGTTATAAGAAAAACAGGTCTATGTGTTACTTGTTTAGCTAAATTTGAAACACAATTAAAATTGGATGGAACATATGCTTTTTATGAAGATTATAAAATAACAAAAAATCAATTAGCATATGTTAGAGATATGAAATCTCAATTAGAAGAAGCTTTGGGTGGAGTAAAGCAACAAATAGAAATGGTAAATGAAGATGGTAGTATTAGTAAGTGGGATTGGGATGTGGATATTGAAAAAGTAAAAATAGATATAAAAAAAGATATTGACGAAGCTTATGATGTAATAGAAACATTATTAGAACGTAAATTAGCATTGGAGAATAAGTTACGTGAATTAAATCACGAAAAATTAATAAAATAAAAATTATGAAAAAATTATTGAATTTAAAAAACATCGCAATTGCGGCATTAGTAATAATCGTATTATTAGAATATTTTAACCCAGGCGGTAAAATGCCAGGCAGAACAATACGAATTGCTGGCAAAGCTTATGAAGTAATTAAACATGAAATCGATACTGTTGATATCGTAAAAACTAAAATAGTAACTAAAAAAGGTGAAGATATTTACCATGAAACAATCGTTGAGAAAGAAGTTAAAGTTCCAGTAAATGTAGATACCAATTTAATCTTAAAAGAGTATTATACAAAAGTATTATATAAAGATGTATTGGTATTACCTGATTCATTAGGAACAGTGGCTGTAACCGATACTATCTCACAAAACAAAATCTTTGGTAGAACGTTTAATGCAAATGTTAAGCAAAGAACTATTAAAGAAACGACAATTGTAAAAGAATTACCTAAAACAAAAATATTTTATGGAGTTGAAGGTGGATTTAATAAAGCAGATGTAGTATCTCATATTGGAATGGGAATATTAGTTAATACTAAAAAAGATAAAATTTATAATTTAGGTATCGGAGTTGCAAATAGAGTAATAGACGGAACTAATGGCGGATTAACTCCATATATCAATGGTGGAGTGTATTGGAAGATTCGTTTGAAGAAATAATAATATGATTCAACAGCAACCAAAGAAGAATCTAAAGGATATAATTGCTGAAGAATATCGAAAGTGTGCAGCTGACCCGATATACTTTATGAAAAAGTATTGTGTCATTCAGCATCCAACACGAGGTAAAATTCCATTTCATCTTTATCATTTTCAAGAAGATTGTTTAACTGATTTCAAAGAAAATCGTTTTAACATTATTCTAAAATCACGACAATTGGGTTTATCAACTCTTTCCGCAGGATTTATTCTTTGGAAAATGGTTTTTAACCAAGACTTCAATGCATTGGTTATTGCAACTAAAGTAACTGTTGCAAAAAACTTAGTAGAGAAAGTGAGAGTAATGCATGATTTACTTCCTATTTGGTTAAGGGATGGTGGTAATAGTTCGGTAGAAGATAATAAACTTTCTCTTAAATTAAAAAATGGTTCTCAGGTAAAAGCAATCGCATCTTCACCTGATGCAGGACGTTCGGAAGCCCTATCACTATTGGTAGTAGATGAGGCAGCATTCATTAGAGATATCGATGAGATTTGGTTATCAGCACAATCAACCCTATCAACAGGTGGTTCGGCAATTGTATTATCAACGCCAAATGGTATTGGTAACTGGTTCCATAAAATGTGGGTAGATGGTGAAAGTGGTGCAAATGGTTTCAATTGTATTAATCTACATTGGACTGTACACCCTGAAAGAAATCAAAGTTGGAGAGATGAGCAAACAAGAATTTTAGGAATTAAAGGAGCTGCACAGGAATGTGATTGTGACTTTGTTGGTTCAGGAGATACAGTAATAGACCCAGCTTTATTGACTTGGTACAAAGATACATATGTAATGGACCCGATTGAAAAGGGTGGATTTGATGGCAATCTTTGGAAATGGGAATATCCAAACTACAATAAACAATATATGGTTGTAGCTGACGTTGCCAGAGGAGATTCATCAGATTATTCTACTGCTCAAGTAATTGATATAGAAGATTCAACTCAAGTAGCTGAATATAGAGGTAGACTGGAAACAAAAGATTTTGGAAACTTCTTAGTAAGTTTAGCGACAGATTATAATAATGCATTATTGATAATAGAAAATGCAAACGTTGGTTGGTCAACTATTCAACAATGTATAGATAGGGGATATGGTAATTTATTCTATATGAGTAAAGATTTACAATATATCGATACGGAAAGGCAAATGTCTAACAAATATTATAGAGATGAAAGACAGATGGTTGCAGGATTTTCTACAACATCTAAAACAAGACCTTTGATTATATCTACATTGGACACTTATATGAGAGAAAAAGATATTTTAATTCGTTCTTCTCGTTTAATAGATGAATTGTTTACTTTTATTTGGAATAGTGGTAGAGCAGAAGCAATGAAAAGTTATAATGATGACCTTATTATGGCACTTGCAATTGGATTATGGGTTCGTAATACAGCACTACGTTTACGACAAGAAGGTATTGATTTAACAAAAACAATGTTAAACTCAACACAAATAAATCAACATACTGGTGGATTAATATCAACTGGTCATATGGCATCCAATCCGTATGAAATGGATTTGGGTAAAAAAGGGGTAGAAAACTTAACTTGGTTACTTCGTTAACTTTTATATATTTATAGATTGAAACTATTATAGATGAACGAAGATTTAGATAAGTGGTTTAAAGAAAAATGGGTAAACATTGGCAAAAAAGTCGATGGCAAACACCCACCATGTGGAACTTCGGGAGAAAAAAAAGGATATGCAAAATGTGTTCCTGCTGCAAAAGCTGCTGGAATGAGTAAAAAAGAAAAAGAATCCGCAACTCGTAGAAAAAGAGATGCACAAAATGATGCAGGAAGAGGTGGTAAAGATAGTAGTGGACAAGGTAAGAAACCAATATATGTTTCAACTAAACCAAAAAATGAAACAATGAGTATAGAAGAAAGACTAAATTTATTTTTAGAAAAAAATTGTCCAACTGACCCAGCTAAATGGTCTGCATCCAAATCAGCTGCAAAATCTAAATTTGATGTTTATCCATCAGCTTATGCAAACGGATGGGCTGCAAAAAACTATAAAGGTAAAGGCGGTGGTTGGAAAAAATGTAATGAGGGAGAAGTAAACGCATTATGCGAAGATTGTTGGGATGGGTATAAGCAAGTGGGTATGAAAGATAAAGATGGTAAAGAAGTACCTAATTGTGTTCCTGTAAAAGAAAATGACCAACCTGGTGGATATTATGGCGACCAAGCTACTGAAAACGATGAGTATGATGTTGAAAACGAACAAGATATAAAAGAATTTATTCAATTTATGCGTAAGTATAATAAACAATTAGCAGAAGCAAATTGTAATTGTGTATACGAAGCTGAATATAGAGGAAGAAAAGTTCAATTGGGTAAACCAATGCAGGGTGATATAAAGAAATTTAAAGTTTATGTAAAAAATGATAAAGGAAACGTTGTCAAAGTAAATTTTGGATTTGGAGGTTCTTCTGCTAACGGAAAAGTTATGAAAATTAAAAAAAATAACCCCGAAAGAAGAGCATCGTTCAGAGCAAGACATAATTGCGCTTCACCTGGTCCAAGATGGAAAGCACGATATTGGTCTTGTAGAAAATGGTAAATTTGGAAATATCAAAAAATTTACTTATCTTTAGAACAAACTATATAAAACAAAATGGCAGAAAAATCAATATTCAGTAGGTTACAAAAACTATTCTCAACAAACACTATAATTCGTAAAACAACGGATGGTGTTAAAGTTGTTGATACGGACGAGTATCAAAATATGACTACAAACCTCGTTGATAGGTTTATGAAGTTAAAAGTAACAAATTATGGATCGGGGCATCTTGATTCATCAATGGCATATCAACAAGTTAGAATAGATTTATTTAGAGATTACGATTCAATGGACCAAGACCCAATTTTGGCATCTGCATTGGATATATACGCCGATGAGTGTACTGCAAAAAATGAATCTGGAAATATATTAAAAATACATCATGCAGATGATAATATTAAACAAATATTAGAAAATCTTTTTTATGATATTCTTAATGTTGAATTTAATTTATGGCCTTGGACAAGAAATTTAGTTAAATACGGAGATTTATTTTTACAATTAGAAATAGCAGAAGAAGAAGGTATTGGTGTTGTAAACGTAATGCCGTTATCTTCATATGAAGTTAGTAGAGTTGAAGGATTCGATCCAGCTAACCCACAAAGAGTTAAATTTGTATATGCTCCTTATCAAAATCCATT